CGATGCGCGTCGCGACGTGTGCGAACCCGTGGTCGATCGCAGTCAGGCACGTCTGCACCAGCTCGCGGGTCACCTCGGGCTGCTGCGCCCCCGGGTGTGTGCTGACGATCTGCGCGGCGCGGGAGATCAGGTCCCACACCTCGGCAATGGTATTGTTGCTGGTCTGGTCTACCTGACGCGTGTCGATCTGGAGGTACTCGCCGCTCGGCATGGTGGGCGCCAGGTCGCCCACAAACGGGGCGTACTGGATGTGTCGGGACATCTTTTCGGTCTCTCTTTCTCAGGGGTTGTGGCCGCAGACCGGCCGGATACGGATTCGCACACCTTCGCGGCCGAGCTGTACTCGGTGCTCGGTGAGCTTGGTGGAGGTGACCTGGCTGGCCTTCTGCCAGGCGGTGCGCAGTAGCGCACCCTTGACGACGCGCGCGAGCTCGGGGAGCTCGCCGCGGCCGCGGCCGGAATGCATCGCCCGGCAGGGTCGAGCGCGAGGTCGCCCTCGAGCGGGCCGCGAGATCCGAGCCGGATCCCCGCCAGGGTGGCGATCAGGTCGCACCATTGCGAGAGTCGGCGGCGCGCGATCGCCGGCCCGGCGTGTGGCACCGGGGCCAGCGGCTCGCCGGGGACAAACACGAGGGTCTCAATCATCGGCCACCGAGCGCTTTCTCGATCGACCCGGCCAGTGCCTTGCAGGCGGTCGGGGCGTTGTAGTAAGCCGCACTGGCGACCAGTGCCCCGACGCTCACCTCGACTTTGGCGTTGTAGCTCCCATCACCTGACCGCCAGAGCCACGGTCGGCCGAGCGTCTCGGCGGCGGTCCACAGCTGATCGATGGTCTGCGCGGTATCGAGGAACTGGCGCCAATCGTCAGTCATTGCCGGTTTGCCTTCCTGGGGTTCGCCGATCGACGCTGGGCGCCATCAGCAGCGGTTTCGGGATCGCGTCCAGCACCGAGAACCCCTGGCCGAGCTCGGCGGGCGGCGCTCGGCCGGCCTCGAGGTCGAGCAGCACGTCGCGCCAGCGGCGCGGATCGTCGAGCCAGTGCAGCAGCAATCCGACCGGGCGCTGGCCTGCACGCGCGGCGCGGGTCAGCGCGGCGAGCTGCTCGAGCGTCAGCCCGTCGCCGAACGGGCGCTGCAGCCGCTGGCAGAACTTCCAGCCCGTGCCGGTCGGCTCGAGGCCGCCGCTGCGCAGCACCCCGAGTGCTGCGGCCAGCAGGTCGGGGGGCTCCACGTTGGACCGCAAGTCTGCGCGCCCGCGCGTACCCGGAGGGTTCGGTACTGTTCCTGTACTGTTCGGGCGGCCCGGGGGGCCGCCCTTTCGGGCCCGATTTGGCCGCCCTTTCGACCCTGTCTGGCCGCCCTTTTCGTCGGAAAGGGTGTCCCCAGGGGCCGCCCTTTCCGGGGGTGAAACAGCGGCCCCGGGGGCCGCCCTTTGTGGAGAATTCTCCCCGGCCTGCCGCATCAGCTCGACGAACCCGCCGTCGCGGGCGGCCGGCGCCACCACGTAGACCGTCGTGTTGCCGCGGCCGCCGCGGTTGCTGGCGGTCTCACGGGCGAGCAGCCCACAGGCCTCCAGGTCGCGGAGGTTGCGCTGTATGACCCTCCGGCTCGAGCCGACCATCTTGGCCAGCCGCGGCACGCCCGGCCAGCAGCGGCCGTCGTCGGCGGCGTGGAGCACCAGGGCGAGCCAGACGCGAACCCGCACCGGGAACGCGTCCGAACCGAGGGCGGTGGCGAGCCGATCGAGCGTGCCGATCATGGGCGACCCCTCGCCCGCGCCCAACGGATGACGATGGCTTCGGGCAAGAACACGTCACGGTCGGCGCCGAGCGCCTCAATCCGCATCATCGAGTCCAGTTGGTCGCCATGGTGGGCCCCGGTCAGGGCCCTTGTCTCGTCGATCTTCCAACCCACCACGAGCTCGCCGTCTGAGCCGGCCCGACCCCCGGCCTGCCAAACGAACGCCTGCCCGACCTCGAGGTCGCGTAGTTTCCGGTGCGGCATGACAGGCCGCGCTTCCTGGATCGTGACCTTGGTCGCTTTCGGATCACTCGCCACGGTCGTTCTCCTCGGCCATGAGATCCATCTCGAGAAACCCCGACAGGCAGGAGGCGCCGCGGGGCCCGCGGTCCCGGATGCACTGCAGCATCTTGCTGGTCGCCGGCCCCCAGCTGTTCAGGCCGGCGAAGCGCGCGACGGCGACCGCGCTGCGGTGGCCGCCGCGCCCTTGAATGTCGACCAGGTCCTCGAAGTCGAGCACCAGCAGGCGGTGGCCGGCCAACGCCTGCAGGCGCTGCGGTGCGCGTTGGTTCAGGCGCCGGAGACCGTTGCCAACCCGCCCGAGGTGCTTGCGTGAGGGCCTGGGCATGCCGGTGACCTTGGCCAGCCACTTGCCATGGCTCTCGGCCTGCTGGCTGGCGTCGCGGCGTAGCCAGATCCACGCGACCCGCTCGGCAGCCACCGCCGGCGGGATGTTGTCGGGGTCGAGCGGCGGGCATAGCAGCTTGACGGCGTGGCCGCGCGCCTGCGCGATCGCATCCAGGTGGTGCCGAAACCGGTCGTCCTCGCCCGAAACCGGGGTGCCGAGCCAGGGCACGCCGGCGGCCGCGAGCATCTGCATCACCAGCGAGGTGCCGCAGCGGCCGCCGCCGCATACCGCCAGGATCTCGGCGCGGCGATCGGTCATGGCCGCCGCCTTGGAAACGGAGCTGCGCGAGAGGGCAGCGCATGCGCCCGCCGCCCCCTCGCGCCACTCCCGCCCCCCGTCCCATCAGCCAGGGAGCGCCCGCCTCGACACTCGGTCAGGAGTTGCAGGAATTGGGCGGGATGGCGTCGATTGGTCGGCCACAACGGAACCCGCTGGTGGCCGCGCAGGCAAGCGGAAAAGCGGCCCCGGGGGGCAGTCGAGAAGAGAGTGCCCGACCCCCGGGGCCTGTTTGTGGAGAGCAACCCGCCCCGGGGAGTCGCACCCCGGCCGCGCCAACGCGCGAAACTTCGAGCGAGGAACATCACTTGGCCGCCTTCTTGGCGCGCTTGGCCTTCTTGGCGGCCTTCTTCTTCGCCGGTTTCTTGCCGCCCGCCTTCTTGGCGCGCTTGGCCTTCTTGGCGGTCTTCTTCTTCGCCGAGGTGGCGCGCTCTTGCTTGACCGCCCGGGTGTGGGCGGCCAGGTCGATTCCCATTGCGACGGCGAGCTGTCGCCAGGCGGTGCGGGCCTGCGAGCCGGCGTACTGGTGGAGGGCGGCGCGCGTCATCACCAGCTCGACCACCAGGCCGACCAGCTCGGGGCCGCTGAGCGACGGGATCGCGCGGCCGAGCGCGGCGCCGCGGCCGCCGCCGCCCTTGCCACTCGCCAGCTGGCGGCGTTGTGCCACCTGTTTGGTGACGTCGGCCCACAGGCCGTCGCTGAGCGCCAGGGCGATCGGACCCCAGCAGGTCGCATCGGCACCCTCGCCGAGTACCCGCTCGGCGACCTCGACCACCTCGAGCAGCGCCCGGATCGAAACCGCGTGCTCGAGCGCGGTCTTTTCGCGCGCCGCGCGCTCGGCCGGGCTGAGCCGCTGGGCGGCGGCCTGGCGTTTGCCGAGCTCGGGGTGACGCTGTTTGAGGACCTGCGCCGCCGCCTTGGCGTCGACCAGCTCGAGGGTTTTGAAGGTGCCCGGCTCCTGCACCAGCACCGGCGGCGGTGCATCCTTGCCGAGCAGGGTGCGCCAGGTGCGGGCCTTCTGCGGGTCGTGGGCCCAGGCCTTCTCGCTGAGCAACACCAGCCCAGCCACTGCACCCGGGGGTCGGACCCGTCGAGCAAGCTGCTCGAGCTCGGCGGCGCTGGCCTCGCGGCCGCCCTTTTTGGCCGCCTTGGCGACCCGGGCGCGGTGCGCGGCGTCGGCCTTCTCGCGAAAGCACGCGACGTCGGTGCAGACGTCTGCACCCTTCTTCTTGAGCTCGGCGCCATCGAGGTTTTTCGACATCTTCGGGCAGCTGCCGCAGGCCGGCTCGGCGGCGAGATCGAACGGGGCGCCCTTGAGCGCGCGCCGGAACCGGTCGGCGATGAGCCGCTCGGTGTCGGTTACCGTCAGCGGCGTGCCTTGCTCGCCCTCCCAATCCGGCGGGCCGTAGCCGTCGTCGCCGGTGGCCACCATCTCGGCAGCGCGCAGCTGCTCGGCCGGGTCCGGGATGCCGCTGACCAGGAGCGCCTGGCTTTTGGGGAGCTTGCCTTCGCGGTAGAGCTTCTGTGCACCCGGCGGCAGCCGGCCGAGCTGCAGCGCGGCATAGACGTAGCGCTTGCTCTTGCCGAGCGCCTTGGCGAGCTCGTCGACGCCGTAGCCGTGGTCGACGGTCAGCCGCTGCAGGCCGGCGGCCTCCTCGAGCGCGTCGAGGTCCTCGCGCTGCAGGTTCTCGACCAGCTGCACCTCGACGGCGCGCTCGTCACTGAGCTTCGTGACCACCACCGGGATCTCGGTCAGGCCGGCCAGCTTGGCCGCCCGCAGTCGGCGCGCGCCGGCGACCACCTCGACGCCGGTGCCGTTGTGCCGAACCAGGATCGGCGCCAGCACACCGTGAGCACGGATCGAGGCGGCGAGCTCGTCGAGCTTGGCCTGGTCGAACCGCTGGCGGGGGTTGGTCGAACCCTCGGCCACGTCGTGAATGGGGAGCGTGTCGGTCATGGTGAGGGTTCCTCCTTCGTGGTTTTTCCGGCTCTCGATCCGGCGGGGGGTTCGCAGCACAGCACGCGCCCCGGACCGGTGGCGACGGCGCCGAGACAGTCCCGGCAGATCACCGCCGAGTCGGTCCAGCGGCGCATAGCGCGCTCGGCCTCTGCTTGGAGCCGGCAGCGGCATTGCGTGATGTCGGTGCACGCCAGCGGGTGGCGGGAGAAACTCATGGCGATGACGGCTCAGGCTCCGAGCAGGGCGGATCGTCGTCACACTGCGCGCGGGTTGCGAACGCTACGACCAGCGTCGCCAGCGCCGCCCACGCGCGCGACGACGAGCACGACGACGGCGGGATCGCGCTGGCCGCCGCGGTCAACGCGCCGAGCTCCTCGACAGTCGGCAGGCCGTCGTCGATCTCGTCCTCGAGCTCGGCACTCTCGACGGCGCCGGCATGGATCCGGCGGCCTTCGCGCCAGAGATTGGGCAAGTCGGGGTGCCTGTCTTGGTGTACCCGGATCGCGCCGCCGCCCCTGAAATGGATGGTCAGGCGCGCGGGGGTACCCTCGGCAACCTCCATCTCGCGCTCGAGCGCGACGACATCCGTCAGGTCGAGGTCGAGGCCGTCCTGTCGGTAGAACCGCATCTCACCAGCCTCCCTTGAGCAGCGTGATCACGCCGGCGACGACCAGCGCCACCGCCAGCAGTCCGAGCCCGTAGCCGATCCCGCGCATCAGCGCCAACGCGTCGGCGGTGACGTCCTCGGCGCTGCGGCCTTGGCCGCCCGCCACCAGCGGCGGCGGGTGGTCTTCGTACGGCCCGACCTGGTCGTGCCAGTTGTCCATCCGCTCGGCCACCCGGGCGAGCGTCTGCCGGCCCTCGAGCAGCGTCGCGCGCACCTCCTCGGCGTCGACCGCCGTCAGCGTCGAGAGGTCCTCCCGGGCCTGCTCGTGCGCCTGTACCTTCATGTAAGCCAGGTCGCGGCTGGTCTGGTCGAGCTCGGCGCTGGCCTCATGGAACGCGATCGTGACCGCGACCAGCGGGTCGAGCTGCTCGCGCCGGTTGAGCACCGCTTTGAGCCGGCGGGCACAGGCCTCGAACACCCGCGGCGGGATGTTGGGCGCGCGCAGCTGGTTAACCAGATCGATCCTCGCCGACGGCGGCATCTGGTCGGGGGACTCGTCTTCGGGCACCTCGCGGGCACGGACGGCCGGGTCCCGCACGATGTCCTCGGCCGTAATGGCGTCGGCATCGTAGTCGGCCGGGCACTCGACCCACACGAGGGTCTGGTCCTCGGTCGGGTCGATGCCGCCCTGGGCCTCGGTGAGCTGCTGGCGGGTGATGCGTGTCTGCGCCATCTGGCGCCGCTCCGGCATGTCGTCGCATCTACAGGGCATCGCGGGGTTCCTTCTTGGTGGTGGTTGCCTCGTTCAAGGCGGCGGTGATCGTGCGGTTGACGTCGCTGCGCAGCCGCGGCTCACTCTTGGGGTCGGCGTAGGTCCAACACCCTATGGCGCGCCAGATCGCGGCCGCGGTCTCGGTCAGAAGCGGCTGCAGGCCTCCCGCGCAGCCGGCGACCACCGCAAACCACAGGCCCTGCGGGCCGGCCACCGAGCCGGCCTGGTCGGCGATGGCGCGCCACAGCTCGCGCCAACGGCAATCCAGCGGGGCGCGGCCGGCGCGCTCGAGCTCGAGGCGGTGTGCGGTGTCGAATCGGCTCCAGACCGTGCGGGCGCGGCCGACAAAGACCCGGCCGTCCGCGTCACAACAGCGCAGCAGCAACCGGATCGCCGCCTGCACCTCGACGATCTCGAGCTCGCGCGCCAGGCGGGAGGCATCGCACTCGTTCGGGTCGGGGCCGCCGGTATGCCGCTCGAGCTCGGCGCACAGCGGATCCCACTCTTCAGGGATCGTGCCGGCTTCGGCGTACAGCTCGTGCGCGTAGCCGCGGCAGAGGCGATAGACGTCCCAAATCCGATCCGGCCGCACCACCGGCTCCTCGAGCAGCCGGCGGAGCTCGTTCCAGCCCGCCTCGACCGCGGCGGCGGGCCCGGTGTATTTCTCGCGCTGGGCGAACCAAAGCCGATCGATCAAATTCACCGCCCGACCCACCGGGCCATCCGGAGCAACCGCGCTGGCGTCGGGGCCGGCCGCCGCGCCGCATTGCCGGTGCTGCTCGGCAAAGTCGCGCCCCCCGGCCAGCATCACCCGCGCTCGGCAAGGTGTGTCTGGCAGCCAGGTCTTCCCACAACCGCGGCAGACCCAACACCAGGAGAACGCGTCTAGGCCGACGTGAAGCGCGAGAAATACTTCGACCACCTTGTCGAGCGCCTCGCCGATGGGCTCGTGGTCGAGCTGGTCTGCGGGTTCAGTCGCCGCCATGGCTGGCCTCCTGCTCGTCGTTCCACCACTGGTCGAGCACCTCGCGGCCTTCGTGCGCAGTCGCGATGTGACGGCCGCGGTGGCCGGCCGCCCGGGTGCACACCGGTCGAGGTGCGGGGCCTGGCCCGAGCTCCACCCATCTATCACCGCCGGGCGCAGCTTCTTCGCAGCGGGCCCCGTCGTTGACGAAGACGTAAGACCGCGGCAGGGTCCGGAGCTCATCGAGGCGGGCGCGCAGCTGCCGCAGCTCCCCCGCCTGGTCGCTCGCCGGCGACCGGCTCGCGGGGAGCACCGCACAGGTCGTGGCAAACAGAGTGGCGATATCGGCCAGCGCTTTGCCGATCCGGTGGCGGTGCTCGGCCATCGTGTCGCTGACGTCGTCGCACCGATGAACGGTCTCCAGCGCGCCGGCGAGCGCGGTGATCTGCGCCGCGCTCGGCAGATTCACCTCGATCGTTTCGGCCGTCATGGCCCGGCCTTCCGCTCGCCGTTCCGGTCCCGCCCCGCGGTGCCGACAGCGCGCGGCCGCCAGAGCTCGCCATCGAACCAGGGCGGGCACGGGAAGCGGTCCGAGAACGGCCACCCGTCTTGGGGGGCGACCTCGACCTCGAGCGCGTCGGGCCAGTGCAGCAGCGCGAGCGTTTCCGCCGTCTGCTCGTTCTCGGCGTCGACGACGAACACCACGACCGAGGCCGGGTCCTCGCCCATCCGCTCGCCGGTGCACCACCAGGGGCCAGGCGGCGGGTAGAGGACCGGTCGCGGGTCGTCGCAGGGCACCAGGAACCGCAGCCGCCAGCGCGCCGGCGCGCCGCTGGCCGGCTCCGGCGCGGGGGCATCCTGCCAGGCCGACCCGTCCCACGCCATCCGCTCGCCGGTGGTGGTGTTCGACCAGAGCACCCCCGGGTCCGGGTCCGGCGGGGCGGTGGGGCCCCGGAAGTGTACGGGCAGGTCGGGTTCTGGCTCACGGTCGCCGGCGTCGAGCTCGGGCTCGGGATCAGGCTGCAACGCGAACTCGCACCCGTCGCGGTGGTCGTCCTCGAACACCCCAGGAATGCGGCGCGCGCCGCAGCTGCTGCACTCCTGCAGGTCCTTTTCGGCGTCCGGAACGTCTCTCCAGCTGTGTTGCTCTTCCATGGTCTCTCTTGTCGTCAGCAGCGCGGGCCGCGCTGAAAGAATCTCCACCGGCCACCACTCCGGCCCCCCCACAGAAGGAGATTTGACGGAGGGGGGCCCTCACCATGTTTGCTCACTCGGAACCCGACGCGCCCTCGTCTCACGCGCCACGCTGGCGGCCGGTGGAGAAGTGTTCACGTTGTGCCCTCGGCGGCGGCGCGCAGCCGCTGCGCCAGGGCCTCGATCTCGAGCCGTAGCTCACGGTGGCGCGCCTCGAGGCGGCCACTCATGCTGCGCAGCTCCGACGCCGCGGCGGCCGCGGCGCGCCAACCGGCCTGGTATCCGGCCTGGCGCGCGTTCTCGACGTCCTCGCGGCTGTAGGTCGGGGGCCCGGCCTCGCCGTCTCGTCTGGCCGCCGCCCTCTGCTGTGACCGCACCTCGGCGCCGATCATGGCGTCGATCGGGCGAAATGGCTTTGGTCTATCGCTGGTCACGGTGCACCGCCGGTCGCGCGCTGGCGCCGAGCGCTCGTCACGCCGCGCTCGAGCGCGGAGAGACGCTCGACCTTCGTGGGGTTGTCCGTGGGGTCGTCGCTGGGCACTCGCTTTCCCTTCCTGTTGCTGTTCGGACCGCTCGAGAAGGCCGCACCCCCCGGGGAGCGCAGCCCGACCTCCACCCCGGGGAGTCGTGGTCGGGCGCTTGGGGCAGCCTTCTCGGGAGGTCCGGACCCGTCACGTTTACAATCTGAGCGGTGCGGCGCTGGCTCCCGTCGACTCCAATCGCGCAAACGCATCACCCTTCCGAGGTTGGGGGTTGCGGCACCGGCGCGCTGCCGGCACCCTTGGGCACCCCGGCAGGGTGCCGAGGATCCCTTTTCACGATGACAACGGCACGTAACGGCGTCAAGGGTCGATCTGGCAAACGACCGAGAAAACCCCGGCCGCGCTACCCGGGCGTCCGGGTCCGGTGGTCCGAACGCTCTGCAGCGTGGACGTTTCGGGCGGTCGCGACGATCGCCGGGCATCGCCAATACGGACCTGCCCGAGCGAGCGCCGAGCTCGCCTCCGACGACTACCGCGCACTCCGGGAAGGCGGCCGCGCGCTGCCCGAGCACGTCGCCACCCTGCAGGAGGCCGTCGACGCCGTGCTCGCCGATGCCCGCGCCCGCGGCGTGCCCGACTATACCATCAGCCACTACTACCGCAGCCACTGCCGCTACCTGCTGCGGCTGTTCGATCCCGCCGCGCGGGTCGCCGAGCTCGCCGCCAGCGACGTGCTGTGGTTCGTGCGCACCGCCCGCGAGCGCGGCCGCCACCCGAACACCCTGCTCGGGAAGGATCTGCCGCTGCTCGGCAAGCTCCTCGAGGCGGCGGGCTGCCCGAACATCGTCCCGGACGTCCGCCAGCAGCTGCGCGCCACCCTGCGGCGCGTGCCGCCCCGGATGGCCTACTACACCCCCGAGGAACTCCGGGATCTGCTGGCGCGCATGCGGGGGGCCGTGCTGCGGCGCCAGGCGGTGCACTGCCGGAGCTGCCGGCGCGAGGTCGTGCTCGAGCTCGAAGACAAACCACCGGCCGACACCTCCGAGGTGCCGGCCGGGCCTCTGATAACACGTGGAACAGGGGCCGACGATAGCGCCGCGGCGGCAGATTGCACGTCCCAGGCCCCTCGATCGAGGACCCTCGAACCGGAAGTCGAAACCGGACATCCGGGGACCGATGGGGCGGCGAAAGATTCGGCGGATGATTCGACGGCGGCTGTAACGGCGGCCGTAACCGCCAGGCAGGCCCGACGTTGCCCGCGCTGCCGGGTGCGGCTCGAGGTCGCCGCCAGCCGCCGCGGCAGGGTCCTCGAGCTGCCCGGCCGCGAGCGTGATGCCGACCTGGTCGAGCTGCTCGCGCTCACCGGCATCCGGGCCGGCGAGCTCGGCCGGGTCCGGCTCGGGGACTTCGACGACCAGCGCCGCCAGGTGCTGCTGGTCAGCAAGGATCGCGGCCACCCGCGCGCGCTCGAGGTCGTCGGCCGGCTGCGGCCGATCCTGGATCGGCTGCGCGCCGACGCGATCGCGCGCGACGGTGCGGGAGACGCGGTGCTGATCTTCCCGAACTCGATGGCCCGGCTGTCGGACCTGTTCGCGCGCTGGAAACGCCGGCTCGGCGATGACCGGCTCTGCGGCCGCACCCTGCGCCACAGCTTCGTCACTGGCCTGCACTACTCCGGCGCGCAACCGGTCGAGGTGCGCGGCCTGGCCGGGCACCGCCACCTCTCCACCACCGATCGGTACACCCACGAGATCAGTCCTCGGCGGGTCCAGGTGTTGGAGGCGTGGCAGGATCGGCTCGTGAACCCGGGGAGCTGACCGGCTCGTCGCAGCTCTGGCGGAGTCGCGCAATCGCTTCGGGGCCGAGCGCTTCGCGGTCGGCATCTGACAACAGGTGCAGCATCGCGTCGACGGGGTGGGGCTCCGGCGACAGGCCGTAGCCGAGCCATTTGGCGTTGTCGCCGTGGTCGCGAATCGCGGCGGCGCTCCGCAGCTCGTATCCGACCCGCGCGACGCACTCGGCCAGCGCGAGCGCCTGCGCTGGCAACCGCGAGTACTGGAGACCGGCGGCGCCGACCGACGAGAACCCAAATTTGATGGCTGGGTGGTCGCGCAGCGTGGCGACCAGGTGCGTCGTCACGCCCGTTCCATCCGGCAGGGGCTGCCGGGACACGGTGAGGTCATGCTGCTCGAGCAGCTCGCACAGCGAGCCCGTCAGCGGACCTCCCGCGAATGGGTGCACGTCGACCGCACAGCGCTCGATGGCCGCCACGAACGCCACGGTGCACTCCCGGCAGCGACCCGGATACGCGTTCGGGTCGTCCTCGATGGTCCCGTCGCAGCTGCAGCCGCGCCGCCACTCGGCGATCAAACCGAGGATCCTATCCGCCGCCGTCATCGGCGCGGCATCCCGGGGAACCCCCCAAACTGCGCGGCGTTGCAGCGCTCGAGGCAGCTCGAGAGCGTCTTGTCGCACCCCGTGAAACGGCCGGTGTAGCCGCACTCGGGGCCGCCGAACCGCCAGCGGCAGCGCTCGAGCGGCACTACCGTTTCGTGGGCGTCGGGCCCGCCGAACACCGGCGCGCGCGGCCGGACGATGCCACCAGTCGCGGGCGCGCGCCGACGTGACCCGCGCAGGCGGACCGCGGCGGCGGCCGCCGCGATCGCCCCGAAGAACGTGCGCCGGTTCATGGCACCCGCTCCGCGGTCGCGGCCGCGATCAAGCGCTCGAGCAGGATCCGCGCGCCGCCGACGGTGCCGGTTGCCTCCTTCGCGCTCAGGCCGGCGTCACGGAGCGCGAGCACCGCTGCCGGCTCGGCGGCGATCACGAGCTCGAGAGCGGTCGGCCAGTCGACCGCGGCATCGGGCTCGGCCGCGGCCGCCACCACGCCCCGGAGAGCGTCGACCCACGGCTGCGCGGCCGGCGCCTCGATGAACGGCGCGGCCAGCGCCAGCGCCGCCTCGAGGTCGGCGGCGTAGTCGGCGACGGTGCGCGGCGTGCCGGCGCAGCCGGCGAGCAGAAACGCGACGACGAGAGAGAACCGCGTCATGGGTTGTCGTCATCCAAATCGAACATATCGGCGACCGGGTCGGCCTCTTCGCCGGCGTCAGCGGCGAGCGCGGGCAGCTCGTAACGGTGCACCGGAACCGGCCGGTGGGCTTCCGCGAATCGACGCGCGAGTTCCTCGGTGGTGGGGGTCACCGAGAACAGGGCCGAGCCAGCGTAGTACTGGGTCTGCCAGCCGTCCTCGGAGCTGTCGGGAACGTCGAGCCGCAGCATCGGAACGCCCGCGACCACCACCTCGCTGATCCGGCCGGCCAGCTTGCGGTGGCCCATCAGCTCCAGCACCGCCCAGCCGTCGGCGGACGACGAGTCGGCTGGCTCCCTTCCGTCGGTGGACCTGGAGTCGGTGGCCGGCACTCCTCCGTTGCGGGCCCGCAGAGCATCGTCGGCGCAGCAGAGCCCGAAAGGCTGGCCGTCGACCACGGCGAACATCGATAGCGGGCTGTCGATCGGTTTCCCGCAGATACAGATCATGATTTCGCACCCCCGTTCTCGTCGCGCCGAACCCCCGACCCGGCCGCCGCGGCGCGCGCGCTGAGGTCGCCTTCTCCGACCCACCGCTTGCGTTCCCAGGCCTCGACCTGGTCGCGCCGAAACAGCCACCGGCGCGGCGACAGCCGCAGGCCCGGCGGGAACTCGCCGCGATCGATCATCCGCCGCACGCCGCGGCGGTCGAGCTGGTAGCGCTCGCAAACGTGGTCGATCGAGACGAACTCGGGTTGTGGGTCGTCGGTCATGGATCGGGAGGCCGGCAGCCGGCCCGGCAGGTAGCGCCGCCAGCGAAGCCGGCAGGCCAGGCAAGTGACCTCCGCGGGCCGGGCGGTGAGGTCGCCGCGCTGGCGCCAGTCGAGGCCGCAGACGGAGAACGACTCCAGCAGGTCGGGCCGCTCGAAGTGAAGACGCCGCGGCCGAGCCATCTCATGCGGCTCCCCTTGGCGAATGCGAGGCCGGTTCCGGTGCGACCACGACCACCAGATCGCGGGCATCGTGGCCGCACACCCCGCAGGGGTCGCAGTGCTCGAGCTCGGCCCACCGCTCGCCGAATTCGAGCGGGAACCGGATCCCGCAGCGCTGGCAGCGCAGCGCCAGGAACCGGCGGGTGGGCGGCGCGGTCAGCCGCATGGCTGGCCGCCCTCGATCTCGGCTAGCTCGGCGTGGAGCCATTGCACGGTCCCATGGGCGTTTCCGTGCCCGGCCCGACCGTCGGTCCCGATCCGATCCCGGGCCGCTTGCACGAATCGCTCGAGCTGCTTCAAGCGCTCGAGCGTCCGGCCGAGCCGGCGCACCCGCTGGTAGAGCGGCAGCGACCAGGCCGCGATATCGACCACCTCCTCGGCGATTTCGTCGACCAGACCGGTCGGCGGCGCGCCGGTGCTGTCGATGCCTTCGGCGCGGGCCTGCCGCCATCGCGCCTCGAGCTGCTCGAGGAAATCGTCGCGGTCAGGCAGGTCGGAGCAGTCCTCCATGGCGCGGCAGGCTAACACGGGGCGATGGCGGGCACAAGGGTTCGTATGGTAGCGTTGAGGTCATGAGGGTCTCTCTCGTCGTCGTGCTCGCGCTCGCGGGCTGTTCCGATCCGAACCCCCGGGTGGCCACCGCGGTCGAGCCCGTCGCCGACCTGTCGGGGGTGTGGGGCGGCCGGTGGGCCGGTGGCGGCCAGAGCGGCCCCGCCACCGCACTCCTCGACCAGCGCAGCGGCTCGCGGCTGTCGGTCTCCGGCCCGATGAACCTCCCCGCTCCCGGGCCCGGGCAGCTCGAGCTCGACGGCCTGTTCTTCCGCAACGCGGAGGTGCGGCTGCGCGATGTCCGTACGGCCATCGTGTTCGATCTGCGTGTGGTCGCCGAGGATCGTCTCTCCGGGACGTTCGGGGGCGGGTGGCAAGGGGTCCTCGAGCTCGAGCGCGTCAGCGGGCCGCCGGCGCGCTCTGAGCCGGCGCTACTGATCGACCACCGGGGCCGGGTCTGGCGCGGGGTGCTCGAGGCGCGCTAGCTGTTCCAGCCCCCGAACACCTTGACCCACGCGCCCACCACCGCCACCACGACCACGCTCACGAGCCAGCGCACCGCCGCCGCGCCGCGCTCGAGCCGATCTACCCGGACCCGCAGGCCCGGGTTGCCGTTGGTGCCGTAGGTGGCGTGGTGCACCTCACCGAGCCGGTGGCGCATGGTGTCGATCTTGGCCTCGATCCGCCCGATCGCCGTCGATAGCTCCGATTCCGTCATCACACCTATTTCACCCCGCCCAAGATCGCCAACGCCAGCGCCGCCAGCTCGCCCCGGGTGGCCGGCAGCGGATCAGTCGACATCGCGATCAGCGCGTCGACCGCATCCTGCACGGTCCGCGCGTTCTCGCTCTGCAGATCGGCGAGCTGCTGCGCGAAGACCTGCGCCGGGCCCCGCTCCCGCACCGCGCGCGCGAGCTCGATTCGCTGCTGGCGTGTGATCATCGGCGGGATCCCATGAGCCGGACCCGGGCAGCCGGGTCGTCGATCGCTGAGAACGTACAATAGCACCAGAAGTAGTCCGAGCCGGCATCGATGTCGATCGGGCTCGAGAGGTGGCCGGCGGTGCCCTCCTCGACGCCCGCGCTGGCGTTCCAATTGAACGTGAAACTTGCGGTCGAGCTGAGCGCGTTGGTGTTTTTCACGACATTGAGCACCCCGGTCAACGGCGGGCTGGTCGAGTCGTTGTGCTCGCTGGTGACCACCACGCGGTCGAGCGTGATGTCCCACGCCGAGCGCATCGCGATTCCAAAGCTGGGCCGGTCGGGTACGTCGCCCGCTCGAAAGAACAGGCCGGTGAGCCCGGTGCCGGTTGCCTCGTTCTGGAAATCGAACGGGACTTCGCTGGCGGTAACCACCGACAGCAGGTCGGCATCCGTGCAGTGCACCGCCTGGCCGCCGCCGACCACCACGACCACCTCCGAACCGCTGATCTTGCGGACCACGCCGCCCAGCAAGTACTGGTCACCGGTCGAGATCGTCAGGCCTGCGGCGTCGGTGGCCATCCTCTAGAGCCCGTTCGGGTAGCCACGGATCTCGAAATGAACGTTGGTCAGCGGTGAGGTCGGCGAGCCGACCTTGGTGGCGGTGACGCGCAGCACGTCGGCGGCCGCCACGTCGGGGTTCTGGTCGACGGTGAGCAGGTACTCGGTCTCGACCGCGAGCTCGCCGCCGCCGACCCCACCGAGCGAGGTGCCGGTGCCGACCGTGCCCGAGAACAGCGCTTGTGCCTGGGTCACGTTGTAGACCTCCCACTGCCACTCGGTGGCACCGGCCGAGCTGCCAGACGTCGCGGTCTCCGACAGAATGCGAAGCTCGGTGATGATCCCGGCACAAGGTGCCGACCAGAAAGTCAGGCTATCGGTGGCGCTGAGCGACGCCACCAGCCCACCGCGACCCCAGCCGCCGACGTAGCCACCAAGCGGCGCCAGCACCCACCAGGTCGAGCCGTCGTAGTACTTCAGCAGCCCGGTCGTGGTGTCTTCCCAGAACTGCCCCTCGATCGGTGAGGTGGGCTCGGTCGCACCGCGGTAGTGGTCGCGCAGGGTCGCGAGCGTGGCGGGTAGCGTGGTTTTGATCACCAGGTTCGCGCCGTCGTCGCCGTCAAACGGCGCGTAGTAAGTCTGCGTCATGAGCTCAGATCCTGACGTGAAGAGAAAGCCGGTTGCACTGGCTTTGGCCCTGCAGCGAGTCGCGGCCGAGAGTCAGCCGGACCTGCAGTTTCTCGGCCACCCGCCAGCCGTTTCGGTGCGTGGCGTAGGCCGTCCAGGCGCCACCGACATAGTACCGCGATTCGATCCGGCAGAGCGTGTGCGCACCGGGCTCGCCGTGCCAGCCCGCCACCGTCAGGTTGGTCGGCAGGTCGTCGATCGACATATCGAGCTCGTCGACCGTCGGGCCGTCCCAATTCACCCCGGGCCGCGACGGGCTGGCCTCGCGGGCATGAATGGTCCGCCACAGCGCCTCGCCCGATTGCACCGGAAAGTCGAGGTCGTCAACGGTCGCGTTGTCGTACTCCTCGTGATTCCAGCTCACCGCCCACCACGCCCGGGCCTCGAAGCCGAGGTCGAGCTCGTCGGTTTCGTACTCGCCGATCACGTAGCCATCCTTGACCTGGATCGCACCATCGCCGGCGTCGTACTCGAGCTCGGTCGGCAGCGACAGCGTCGGCGGCACCTCGACCAGGTCGCTGACGCCGTCGATCGTGCCGCCCGGGTTCCACTCGCCCGGGTCGTCGAGGTGGGCGGTGGCGCGCGAGTAGAGCCCCGAGGTCGCGCGCATCCGGACCATGTATCGGTCGAGGTCGGGTGACGGGTCGCGGTGCGTGAACTCGGGTTCTCGGCCGCGATAGAGCACCTTGCCGCCGGCCCAAAACGTGCCCTCGCGCACCTCGAAGTAGCGAAAGCCAACCGCCTCGATCGGGTTCCAGCGCAGCCGCCAACCGATCTCCTCGACCTGCTGGGCGGTGAGCTCCTCGACGCCAGGCGGCGCGAACGGTGGAAACTCCTCGGCGGTCAGGGTGGCGTATTCCAACGCATAGGGGCTTTGCATGTCGCCGCGCGCATTGCGCGCCGCGATCGCAATTTCCCAGCTGCCCCACGCGCCCAGCCCCGCGACCTCGAGCGTGGTATCGGCCCCGGTCGATGCGCCAACCCGCCACCAGCTGGTGCCACCCGCCGGGCGGATGTACACCAGATAGTCGCCAGTGTCGCGCGCGCCCGCCGGCCAGGAGATCAGCCAGTGCCCCGGGCGGGTCGGGCTGGCAAAGAGCCGGACATCATCGGCGTCGACGGTGATCGCGGCCTTGTCGTTCGCGACGTCGGCAACATCCGGACCGGGCGCGTAGCTCTGCTCGGTGCTGCCGCCCGCGCCGTCCTCGGGCTCGTCGTACACGTCCGGATCCCAGGAGATCGCCAGCACGTCGCGAAGGCCCTGTTTGTCCAGGGTCAGCGTGACGCATTGATACGTCTCGGTGATCTTGTCGGCCTGCCCGAAGCTGCACGGCGCGCCCGGGTTGACGGTCACCGGAGCGTCGAGCGTTAGCACGTTGCTTTCCGCGCCAGAAATCGCGCTGACGGTACGCTCCTCGACGCCGGTCGACGGTGCGGTCGCGGGAACCCGGATCACGATCTTGTCGGTGCCACCGCTGGCGGTCAGCGACCGGTCGACGGTGATTTGCGACACCTTCACGCCGCCCACAGCAACCACCATCCCGATCCCGATCTCGGGATCGTAGGGCCGAATCAGGTCGTGCTGGTAGCGGATCAGCGTACCCGGGCAGGCCGCGAGCGCCCAAATCCCGGTGCGGAAAGTGAGCCGCTTGCGCACCAAACGGTTGAGCCGATGCATCCGGATCCCCATCCGGTAGAGCTGGCTCGGCCGTGTTACACCCCATGCTTGGATCGCCTCGCGCCGAAAACCGCGGTTTCGCAGCGGCGGCGTTTCGGCCAGGTGCGAAAGGTAGCTCTCGGTCTCGTCGACCGGATAGACGTCCTGCACGTAGCCTTTGGTGCCATCGAGGTATTGGAAATCCAGCACCGTCGGCCGGCCGCTGCGGTTGACGTAGTCGACCTGCACGTTGCTGGTGTTGGCGTCGTTGAATAGCTGGGTTGGTGTGCGGGCCGGGATCTGCATGTAGCCGCCCTCGCCGGCGTCGGCGTGGGCATCGCGGTACTGGTAGAACACGCTGATCTTGTTGCCGGCCTTGACCGGTGCGGCGCCGCCGGCCCGACAGATCGCGAGCACCCATTCCCAGGCCGGCCGGCTGGCGTCCATCACGCCGTCAAACCGGTAGCGCGGCTCGGCCCACGTCGAGCCACCAGGACCCGGCCGGCTGTCGCAGTAGATCGACCACTCTCGGAACGCCTGCAGGTCGATCTGTTCCTCGGTCGTCCACCGCCCGAGCCCGGGCCGAGAGAGCAGGAAGTCGAGCAGCACCCACGCCGGGTTATGGCCGGGCGGGAACTCGTGGAAATTCCACGGGGCGGGCGGCACCTCCCAAGTCTCCGGCGACCAGCCGTGCAGCGGATCCCAAACCCGGACCCGCTTCAGCTTGGCCGGGATCTGCAGTCGGGGCAGCGCGCCAGAGATTGAAGGCCCGGCCCGAAAACTCAGGGCCACGAGCGCGGTCCGCGGGTAACTAAACGTAAGCGGGTAGTGGACGATGACTTGTCGCCACAGCGCATCGGTTGACGCGATCGGGCTGCCGCCGGCCGGCCCCCCAGCCCCGTCATAATTGATTTTGACGTCAATGGGCCCGGTGACAATCTGGCCGGGCGGAAAGTAGAAGTCAAAAGAGCTGCTGTAGTAGCCGATGATGGGCGCCGCGGTGCCGACACGGATCGGGTTGACGGAGTTTATCTGGTTGCCAAACTCGTCATAGAAATAGCTATTCAGCGGCTCTTTGCTGAAACCGGGCGGGCCCCACTGCGGCCAGAAACTGACATTGGCGGCGACAATGGTGCCGTTGGAGCTGGTGCCGTAGATCCCGCTCGGCCAGGCAACGACGAACGTCACCTTGGCCATTTGCTGCGCGCTGGTGACCGCGAACCGCTCTTTATGGGTCGGCACCAAACCTTTCAGCTGCAGGTTGATCAAAAACGTCGTCGCGCTTCCGACCCATGGCGGCGGGAGCTCGCTCTGTGCCACCTCCCCCATACGGAGCCAGGCGGAAGCGAAAGTCGCCTCGAGGCCCTCGATCAGCACCTCGTTCACTTTGATTCCGGTCGGGAACCCCCCCATGGGGTTCCCGACATAGAGCCCGTCCGCCTCCCCCTTGCTGCCGCCCGTGACGCCGCCAATCGACTCGATCCGGCCCTCGCAGAGCGCGGCGATCAGTGAAACCTGTTCGTATCGAACCGTGCCGGGGAACGCGGCGCCCGCGAAAACCGAGGTGCTGATCACCTGGCAGCCGAGCGTGTGCTCGCCGTAGCCGATCGCGACCGGAAACCCCTGGCCGTAGTTCGTCTCCAGCCCGCCCCAAGCGTAGGTTTGCGAGCTGCGATCTCCCCGCTGCTGCGGCACGCCCGGCGGCTTGGGCGGCGGCCAGATCAGTTGGATGATGTAGTTGATGGCGAGCGAGACGATCGCCACGATGATGGCCTGCACCAGGATCGCGCCGAGCCCGTAGCCGACCGCCGGCGCCAGAACCACGTCGGAGTCGTCGGGCACACCCTTATCGAGGTCCTCGCCGGTCACCAGCGCGCCGCCGACCCCGACCCATAGCGGCACGTCGGGGCCCCACTCCTCGAGGCTGTGATCGAGCACCAGCTCGGCCGCGCTCTGCCCGCGCCACTCGACCTGCTGGCGAACGATCCGCCCTTCGCCGAACGTGCCCGAAACCAGGTGCAACCGGATCAAGGTTCGTACCTCCACACCCCGAGGATCTGCCGCCACAGCCGTTCGAACGGTTCCAAGACCACGCCGCACTCGGCGCGGGCAGAGACGATCATCCGGTCTTGCCAGAAAAACCCGAGGTGCCCGGGCACCCGCCGGTGGAAGTCGACCACCGTCATCACCGCGACGTCGTTGCGCTGCGCGGCCCTCACGTCGTCCAGGCGGCGCCATGACGGCGGGAAGTCGAGTAGCTCGAGCTTCGGGCCGGCTTCCTGCCAGGCGGCCTCGAGGCGCGGCCAGGGGTCCTCGACCGGGATGCCGCGGAGCTCGGCGGCGAGCAGCGTGATCCCGAGACAGTCGAGACCGATGGCCGGATCGCGACCGCCCTCGAGCCACCTGGCCGCGAGCAGATCGTCAGGCAGTGAGCCGCTGGACCGGGATTGCTGCAAAACCACCGAACCGTTTCGGGTGTATGACCGGAAGACCACGGGCGAGCTCGTCCTCGCCGCGCTCCACGCATGCCGCGAGCGTGCGGTCGCAGCTCGCGTGCGCCGCCGCGCTGTTGATGATATAGCCGCACTCCGGGCCGCCAAACTCGGTCCAGCGGCACCGCACCGCGTTGTAGCGGTCTTCGGGCAAGCGGCGCTCGAGGTTGTTCGGGTCGGCGAGCTTCAGCTCGACTTGCGAGCGGTTGGCGCTCGCGCCCGCGATCTCGAACTCCCATTTAATGAACGCCTGCGCCGAGCCGACGTACTTCTGATTGATCAAAAACAGGGTGGCGCGGTTGCCGTCGAGGTCGAACGTCTCGAGGTACGGCATCAGCCAACGGCCGGTGTTGTCGATCAGCAGCGAGAGCGACGGCAGGTTTCCTTCGCCGCTTTGCTCGATCTCGCTGTGTTCCAGCGACATCGAGTACCACGTCTTGGCGCCTTCTCCGGGCGGCCAGCTGACGTCCTCATCATAGCTGGTCAGCCGCGCCCAGGTCGGCGCGCTCGGCGGGTTGGTCAGCGGCGCGTCGAGCACGAGTTCCCATAGCCAGACGTAGGGGCTGTCGGCGTGCGGCTGCTCGATCAGGCCCTCGAACTCGGTCGGTAGGATGATCGGCATCTCAGGGGTCCAGGTTGGTGAGTTCGACGACGTCGATGCTGCAGGAAAACACGTTGGCGCCGTTGTCGGCCCAATCGGGCAGCGACGTCGCGGCCAGCGCTGTGGCGGTCGATGCGTCGGGCTGTGTCCACTTGAAGATCGGATTTGCCTTGAGGAACTCGTCGAGGGTCTCGCGGTCATCGAACCCGAGCCGCGACCAGGACAGCCGGAGCTCGTCGCGGACCTTCCAGAACCGCGGCCAAGTGCGTTGGTAGCCGAGGTCGGAACGGTGCTCGGCGTGTGGCACCTCGGTCGCGCGCTGCACTGCCATATCGGGCGTGATCGGGAGTTCGGTGAGGGTGCCCAGCGCGCCGCCTTCGCGCGGCGGCACGAGAATCACCGGGTCGACCGGCTCGCCGGGCCCGGTCGGGATGTTGTCGGGGTCGTCGTCGAGGTAGAACCCGACCGTGCACGCGTCGTTGACCTGCTCGCCCGCCCCGATGCCGGTGGTGTTGGTCGGGCGGTTGAAGATGTGGAACTCGTAGCGCGATTCGCTCTGCGTGCCCGGCGCGCCCGAAAGCGCCTCCTCGATCATCGAGAACATCGGCAGCCCCTCGCCGGCGTGGCCGATGCCCGGGCTCGCGCCGATCGTCGTCATGGCGTAGAGCTCGGACAGCGCCAGCTGCCGGTTGCTCCGCTCGGCCAGGACCCACGGCCCGAATCCGACCGGGATCGATCCGGCGCGGCCGGCAATGGAGTTGTGGATCACGCAATAGTCGGCCGCTTCAGGCACCACGATCTCGAACGGCAACACCGGTTCCAGGGTGCCGAACGCCTTGCTGACTGCACCCGGGTGGGCGGCGTGGCGCTGGGCTCGCGGGTAGCTGAGCGCGTCGAGCCGGAGCGAGAAGTGTTTCACCTGACCGACGTAGGTGGTGCCGGTCGGCAGAAAGGTCTGATCCTGGCCGCGGGTGGCCGGTGCGAAGCCGGCGCCGGCGTTGGGCATCACCAGCGGCGCGAAACCGCCGAGGTGATAGTGAGTCTGGATGCCTTGCGTGTGGGTCGGGCCGTAGGCGGTGATTCCCAGCCGCGACGATCCAAAGAGAGGGACGAAGCTACCGAACGTGCCGTCAGTGACATACCCGAACTGAAACCAGGGCGGCGCGGGCGGGCTGCTGAGCCGGTCCGGCGCGTAGTCGAGCGCATAGAAATGGAGCCACAGCTGCCCGATCGTTCCGGGCGAATTCACGTTGGCGTGCCATTGTGACCAGCCGCCTGGACTCGTCAGGTTGTTCTGCGGCTGCAGCGGCCCGGCCGCGGTCTGCTCGGCGAGCCAGTCGACACCCGTGCCGGTGAGGTGGTCGAGGTCGAACACCAGAAACGCAATGTCGCTGACGGTAAACGATCCCTGCAGGCCGGCGGTGCCGCGCGGGTCGATGCGGCCCCACAGGCAAATATCCTCGGTCGCGCCGAGCGCCTGCGCGCCGGCAAACCAGCTCGAGGTGACCGAGGTATCGAGTACGAGCTGAAAGTGTTGTTCGATGCCGGCGAACTGCTCGCTGAGCAGGGCCGCCACCATGCCGACCCGCGAGACATAGCCGAGGTTCGGGCCGGTGTCGTTGCCGAGCGCCACCTCGCACAGCGCGGCCGACGGGTTGCCGGCCTGTACCGATATCGCGCCCATCCGAAACCAGCAGAAGATTGCCCAATGCGTGTTACTCGCGCTGCTGAAGTCGGAGCGCGCGAACGTCGCCAGCTTGACGTACGGCCCGCCGACACTGCCGACCGTGACCCGGCCGCCGACCTTCTTCTTTGCTCCGACCAGGGTCACGACGCCACCCGCTGGATCTCTTGCCGGGTCTGCTGTTGGCTCGCCAGCGCGTGGCTGTACACCCCGAGGATCGATTGCCGGTTCGCCACCAACATCCGGTGCACGTCGTTTCCGTCGACCGCCGAAATGTTGATTACCATGGTCGGGCCGCCACCGCCGCGCAGGGTGACAGGGATCGTGCGCCCATCGGGCAACGGCACGAACGCTTCGGCCTGCCGCCCTTCGCCGAAGACCGCGAGCTGCGGGCTGCGCGCAATGCCGCCGTGCTGGTACTGGCGCAGCGGGATCACGTTGCGCACCACGCCTTGCATGACACCGCCCTCGGCCTGCGGGGCCGCGACCTGGCCGCCGCCGGTGAACAGGCTCACCACCTTCAGCGCGACAAACCGCGCGATCAGCCGCGCGATCTGCTGCAGCACCGAGCGGGCGAAACTCTCGAATGCCTGCTTGGCGGTCATGGTGCCGGTGATGATGCCGGCGATCGAATCCTCGAAGGCTTGGAACGCGCCCGAGACCACCGCGTTGGTTGCGCTGGCCATCAGCTGGGTCGCGTTGGTCCAGGTGTGCAGTGCTTGCTGTGCCCCCTTGATGAACCCGCCCCAGTACGCTTGCGGGTCCTCGGCCGGAGGCTCGTCCGGAGGCTTGCCCGGGCGAGAGCCGGTGACCACGACCGGATCGGGCCGGTTGGGCGCTGGTGCGTTCGCCAGCTGGTTTCGGAACGCTTCGTAGTCGACCCGCCAGCGCTGCAGAGCGGCCAGCATCGCCGAGCCGAGGCCTTCGCGCGAGGCGAGCTCGAGATCGGCGATTTGCGCGCGCAGCGCGTCGGCCTGCTGCTCGAGGGCCGCGCGCTGCTCGGGGGAGACCGTGAAAAGCGGGTGATTGGATTGCGCGGTGGTCTCGAGCGCGGCCAGGTCGTCGCGCAGCTTCGCCAGCCGGCCATCGACCGCCACCAGCGGCCCGGCGATCGACTCGATCTTGCGAATGAAGATGGCGAGCCCCTCGAGCGATTTGCCCAGGAACTCCCCGAACGTCGAGGCGAGCGTCACCACGAAATCGATGATCTGATCCCGGTTGTCGGCGATCAGCTTCGAGAGGTTCTCGAAGAAATGCGACAGCCGCGGCGCGGCCTCGATGAAGACGTTTTGAATCACGCCGCGCAGCGAGGCCGCAACCCGGGTCAGACTGTCGTTGAACGCGGCCGCCCGGGCCAGCGTGCCGGAGTCGAAGACCAGGCCATAGCGCTGCGCTTCGTCGGCCTGCGCCCGGATCGCTGCGGATCCCTGCTCGAGCAGAGGGCCCAGCTGGGAACCCTGCCGGCCAAATGCGGTCATCAGCGCATCGACCTTCTCGGTGCCCTCGCCGAGCTTCTCCATACCGTCGGCGGCCTGGCTGAGCAGCTCGATCAGGTCGATCTTGCCGCCGGGCCCAAAAGGCAGGTTCTCGATATCGATGCCCAGCGTCTTGAACGCGTCTTTTTGCAGCACGGTGCCGCGCCGCGCCGCTTCGATGTTTTTGGAGAACACCGCCAGGCCGGCGGTAAAGGCCTTGAACTCCACGCCGGCGAGGTCGGCGACGTGCGTCAGTGCCGACAGGCTTTCGGTCGTGGCCTGGATCCGGTCGGCCGTTTTGACGATGAAATCGAGCTGATTGGCGGTGTCCTGCAGGAAACCGAACGCGCGCCGGATCGCCAGAAACGCGATGAAGCCGCCGAACAGGGCTTTGAGGTTCAGCACCGCGCTGGCGATGCCCTTGACCCGCGACGCCACACCCTTGGCGAACCGCGCGATGGCCGCGCCCATGGCCTTGAATTGCTTGGTCGCGAAGTCTCTGACCCGGGCCTCGATCGCAAGCGTGCGTTTCTCGTTCGGCATCTATGCTCCCCGGTTGGCCTTCTCGATCCGGCGCCGGTCGTATTCGGCCTTCTCGGCCGAGACGATCAGCACCGCCTGCACGAACGTCGCGGCCTGGTCGCACCAGCCACCCGCGACCGGCAACACCCCGGCCTCGAGCAGCACCACCGCGCTACAGATATCCATATGCACTTGCCGCACGAGCCGGTTCGGGCAGACGTAGAAATGAATCTCGTTTGAGCCGTCGCACTCCGAGCAGCTCGCCCGCAGGCCTTGGCACTCGGGGCACTCGATCGAGAAGATCGGGGCGTCGGCGATCCCGTCGCACCCCCAGCCGGCGCGGGCGGCCTGATACTCCGGTTCTCGACAGACTCGACAATCTTGCTCCAGCTGGCCGGGCGGGGCGAACGCCTTTGCCGCGGCGATGATCAGGTTTTTTTTTCCTCTTTGGTGAGCCGGTTGCCTTCGCGGATCGCTTCGGCGAGCTCCTGCCGATGGGCGGCGGTGAGCCGGCCGAGTGTCGCGTCGGTCGGCGGGTCGACATTCTTGCCCAAGATGTTGAGCTGCTTGCCGGTGCTGACGAACGGGATGGCGTTGCCATCGCCGTCGAGGTAGTTGCGCCAGCCGCACAGGCCGGCCTGCAGCGCAAGCATGCTGTTGGTCCCGAACGTCATCCGGACGTCGCCGGCGTTCGGATCGTAGTTGCCGGCGAAGTCCTCGAGCTTGGTCGCCTCGCGGCTGGTCAGGGTACGCAGCTGAAAGACGGTGCGGGTCGGGTCGTCATCGTCCTTGCTGCGGTCTTCGGCGAGGACGTACTCATATTCCTCGCCGGGGGTCAAGCCAATCGCCATTTTGCGGTGCCTCCTTTCGGGGGGGGTGGAGCGATCAGGGGAAAAGGATCAGGCTGTGATTGCGATCACGAGCTCGTTATCGCCCTCCTCGAGGACCGTGCCATCGAGCAGAAAACGCGGATTGAGCGTCACGTCGAGGCCGCCGATCCCGCTTTGGTCGGAGTCGACGGCGCTGATCACCTGACACTGCGGCGCCGCAATCACGATCTTGTTTCCCGAGGTGGTGCCGTAGCGCAGCCCGAACCGGACCGACCCACCACCCGATTTCAGGCCTTCCCAATCGAGCGCGGCCTTGCCGACCCGATCGGTGCCGAGCGAGATCGTCGGCACCCGGTCGGCGATGTCGACGTGGTGGTAGGCGCCGGCCTGGTTGGCGTCGGGGCGCGGCGTCAGCTGGTTTCCCGCGTTGACTCCGATCGAGCGCAGCGGCACCACGATCGATTGCGAGCCGATCCCGATCACACACTGCGCGGCCACCATCTTCGGCGGCAGCGTGGTCGGGAGCGCGGCGGTCAGCGAGACCAACGGGGTGTCGTAATGCGAATCCTCGACGCCGTCGAACGTCCACTGCAGCCGCAGCGGCTGGCCGCTGTCGCCGGAGATCTCGAACGTGCCGCGGCTGCCGCGTAGCCGGCGCTGGAATCCGTCGATGTTGTGCCACTGCGTCAGTGACGGCACCAGCAGGGCCGCGGCGTCGGGGTCGCCGTCGACGGTGGCCGTCTCGGCGGCCGGGGAGATCAGGATATCGCCGTCCTGCACGTTGCCGAACTGCACCGCACCGTTGAAGTCCTCCCAGGTCGAGCCGTTGTCGCTGATCGCGCGCACCGAGCCGACCACCAGGCCGCCGCGCGTGACGAGCAGTACCACGCCGGCGGCAATCGTCGGGCCGCCCGACCAGGTCGAGGTGGTCGTGATCGTGACGCGTTTCTCCGACTCGGGGTGAAAGCCCCACTCGTCGTTGCTGGCGCCGCCGGCCGCGGTGCCGGTGGCACTGCTGCTCTTGCCGGTGACGGTGCCCGAGCCCGCCGAGCCGACCAGCCACAGCACGTACAGCGTATCGGAACCCGACGCCGCGGTGGTGTTGAGCGCGATGCCGTACTCGGTGTCCTCGGACCCCGACAGGTAGACTTTCTCGCCCAGCTGGAACGGACCCGAGATCGATGTCAGCGCGTACGATTGCGTCCGGACCTGGGTATACCCGGCGGCGCGGATCAGCTTCGCCCAATCCGGCGCGCTGCCGAGCCCGCCATACAGCTCGGAGCCGAACGTGACCTGCCGCATGAAGCTGATCGGCTGGTCGTTCTGGCGACCGAGCGAGGCCGACGCGAGTACTCGCTCGCTGCGCTCGGCGCCGTCGGTGATCGCCGGGTCGTACACCCGGACCGCATCGGTGGCGGTGAGGGTCGCGGCGACACCTTCGGCGCCCTCGACTCCGATCAACATCTGTTGTTTCCGGGTGAGCATTTGAGTCTCCCTTGGTCAGTAGAACCGCACCGCGGACAGCCCCGCCTTTTTGACCTGCAGGGTGGCGTCGACGGAAACCTTGCAATAGAGCTCGAGGTCGGTCGTCCCCGAGCTGACGTTGACGATACCGGCCGCGCTGCAGCTGCGCCGGCCGCTGCCGCCGCCCTCGATGTCGGCCTGGATCTGGCTTTGTAGTACGCCGGCCCAGTACACCCCGAACTCGAACAGCGTCAGCGCATCGCCGAGGAACGTGATATGGAACGCCACTTGATAGCGGCCGGCGTTGTCGAGCGTCAGCAGGTTGCTGGAGGCCGTCGGGGTGGTGCGGTCGGCGTCGCCGTCGGTGTCGAACTGGTCGACCTTGTCGAAACCGGTGGCCGAGAGGATCGCCTGACTGCCAGCACCCGCGCCGGTGTAGATCGAGCCGTGCTCGCGCTCGAGCAGTGCCGTCGGTTCGATCGACGCATCGACCGGGGTGCCGCCGAGGTCGTTGGCGACGTAGAGCACCGCATCGCTGGTCGGACGGGTGATCAGGCTGAAGCCAGGTACCGTCGTCATGGCAGCACCGAGACCGGTGGCACAGCACCGTCGGCCAGGACCTGCTCGAGCGGATCGCCGCCGGCCAGGTCGTCGATGGTCCCCGGGGTGACCGCGATCAGGTCGCCGGGCACCGCGGCGGGCACCTGCCGGTCGGAGGCAATCGCGACCTCCACCACCGCGGCACCCGAGACGAACTGGCCCGACGAGTCGGCGGCCTGCGGCCGATCGCGCCAGTACACCGTGACCTCATCGCGGCCCGGCGGCGTCAGCCGGAAGTTGCGCGGGCCCTCGCGGCCGGTGCCATACTCGTCGTAATGCGCCAGCACCCCGAGCCATGTTGGCCTGGTCACGCGTTCCCAGCGCAGCCGGTAGGCGCTTACGTGCACTTTGCCCAGCGCCGCGACGCGTTGGCTTCCCTTGCGCCAGTCGCTGACGTCGCGCGCGGCGATGTCCTGGATATCGACGTGGGTCGGGGCGGGCAGCGCAAGCGGGGAGGTGTTGGCGGTCACGACCAGGCCCCCGGGTTGTCGATGTTGTGGCGGTAGATCACCGTGCCCTGGATCTCGACCACCGCCAAGGCACGGTCGTCGAGCTGGTGCTTGTCGTGGCCGTCGAGCTCGAGGTCGAGCACACCGTCGACCGAGAGCGGCTGATCGCGCAATTTCTCGGTGATCAGGACATTCTCGAGGTCCTCGAGCAAGTCCTCGAGCTGGTCCTCGATCGGTGTGCCCTCGACCTCGGCGATGAAGCCGAGCACCGAGAACCGGAGCCGGTTCTGCCAGTGCTGCGTGAGCTCGGTGCTGCGCTGTTCGCTGTAGATCGAGACCACCGCCATTGGCATCGATTCGAGCGCGTTGGCCGGGCTGAGCACCTTCTGCGTGCCGCCGGCGTCGGCGAGATCGGTGTTGTAGCCGTTGGCGGTGGTGACCACCGAGAACGCGCCGACCAGCGCGTCGAGGATCGTCTGGCGGCGGCTGGTCACGACAATTCCCGCATCATCTGATCCATGGCGCGCTTGTAACGCCGGTCGCGGTCGGCGGCCATCGAGTCCCAGGTGTCATAGAACTTCAGCCGCGCCTTGCGCACCACCCGCCGCACCAGCACGTAGGCCGGCAGGTAGACCGTCTTTTGCTCGCCGGCCCGGCTGATCGCCCCGGTCTTGCGGGCGGCGGCCTTGCCGCGCTTTTTCTGCCACAGGATCAACGGCCCACCGCGGCGGGCCGGAAACGCCACCAGGTCGTTGGTCGCGCGCGCCTTGCGGTAGTGGCTCGGCGTCACCCACCGCGATTTCGGCCGGCCGGTCGAATCCAGGGTGACGCCGATCGGCAACGCCAGGTAGCGGGTCGAGCTCGCGCTCGCCGGGCCGCCCTTCTCGAGCCCGAGAGCAATCTCGGAGCGGGTGTACGCGTCGCCGGTGATATCGTCGAGCGTGCCGCCCTCGGGCCGTTTCTTGCTGGCCGGCAGCACCCGGTAGAAGAACTTTCGGCTACCGGCGAAGCCGGCGGGCTCGCTCGTGCTGCTGGTCAGCCGGCCGGCCTGCAGGCCGCCGCGCTGACCGAATTCGACCTGTTTTTGCGCGAGCCACTCGCGCCGGTGCGATCCGAAGATCCCGCCGAGCGCGTCGCGCAGGTGAAAAAACACCGTATCGGGGGCGCGCTCGAACAGCTGCTGCACCGGCGCGCTGTGCACCGCGATCCGAACGTCGGTCATGGCCGCAGCCCCGGTGCAGACGTCTGCACAAAAGCGGCGGCGCCAGAGACCAGCGAGACCGCCTTACCGGGCTCCACCGCGTGGCCCGGGGGCCTGGTCTCCGACGCGCGCCGACAGCTCATGCGGTCACCTCGAGCTCCCAGAGACCGCGGTCACCCGAGACCACGCTGGTCACCGCACAGGTGACCGCCGCCTCGCCCACCCGCAGCACGACGTCGACCTTGTCGGGCGGGTCGCCGCGCTCGCTCGGGCTGGCGACCCCGACGCTGGTATCGCTCGAGTTCCTGACCCACACCCGGGCTTGCCGGTAGCGGGCGCGGCGGTGCTCGGGCCGGCCGGCGGGCTCGGCCCGCACCACCGCCGCCGGGATCGTGTAGGCACCGCCGGCGGCCGGGCGGTAGACCACCGTCTCGCCAAACGCGTCGGCGTCGACGAACACCGCGGCATCGTCAGGGATCTCGTCCTGCAGGGTCACCGGGGGGCGCTACTTTCGGCGGCGGCGGCCGCGCGCCGGTGGTGGGTCGGCCGCCGGCGGATCGGCCGCCGGCGGTGGGTCGGCCGCCGGCGGATCGGCCGCCGGCGGCGTCTTGGTCACCACGCCGTCGGCGGACAGCGGCGCCGCCGCGAACGGGTTCTTGGCACCGTGCTCGATCAACGCCACCGCCGCGCCCCGGATCGCCGAATAGACATCCTTGACCGCGTGGCCGTCGGGCACCTCGAGCTCGGCGATGATGTCGCCGCGCTCGACCGTGACGCCGCCCAGCGGGCGGCGGTGGAGGCTGTGCACGTGGAACCGTGGCATGGGATCAAACCGGGTCGAGGATGCCCTGCGCTTGCAGAACGTCGAGTAGGCCGTTCATCAGCGCCGCCTCGGTCGACGTCCAGGTGTCGGCGAAGTCGGCGATGCTGGCCGCCGGGCGGCGGATCGAGAATGCCACCACCGGCTGACCGGCGGTGTTGCACGAGTCGACGAACCCGATCAGGATCGTCGAGGCCCCTTCGGTGAGGGTGAAGGTGTCGTCGTCGGAGGCGTAGACCGCCTTGCCGATGTCGGCGCGGGTCGCGCCGGAAACCGTCAGCTGCACCTTGCCGCGATTGCGAATTTCGACCCGCTTCGCGCCGTTGGCGCCACCGGTGTTGTCGCACTTCGCTTCGGCAAAGCCGGCGAAGATCACCGCCGAACTCGTCAGCAGCGGGAACGCGTACCCGGTGGTGGTGGTCCCGACCGCGGCACCGCGAAAGATGATGTCATCGGTGCCGGCCTCGAGCTGATCGAAGCTGTCGAGATTGGAGGTGTGAAACGTGCGCGGTGAGTCCGCTGCCAGAGTCGTCATTGTGGAAGACCTCCTATCAGGTCGAGAGCGTGGTCCGGCAGGTGTATTGGTACATGCCGTACGCCATCGCGTAACGGCCTTCCATGATGTAGAGCACCTTGCGGTGCTTGGCGGTGTCGTCGACGAACCGCGGGGTATCCATGTCCTCGCGCACCAGGTAGACGAAGGCGCCTTCGGTGACGTCGTCCCGGAACGAATAAACGATGTTGTTCGCCGCGGTCAGCCGCGGGTTGACGACCAGGTTGATCACCAGGTCGTCGTTGACCACTCGCAGCAGCGAGGTCCGGCTCGCGCCGCCCTCGACGATCACCTCGGCGCCGAGCGCCGTTTTCGCAGCGTTGCGGTACTTGACCGGCACCATCACCGTGACCGAGCCCATGTCCTCGTTCAGCGGCTGGGCCTCGTCGTCCTTCATGGTGTAGTAGTTCTGCGTCTGGGCATTGATGATGCCCTCCATTTCCGCCGCGGTCGGGGCGGAGGTCGACGCGACCGTATAGGCGAGGTTGTTGTCGAGCGTGCCGCTGGCGCCCTCGCTGTGGCTGTCGCTGTAGAGCGCGCCGCCGAGGTAGGTGGTGCCGAGCGTGGTGCCGCCACCGGCCTCGATGTAGTCGGTGAGCAGGCTGGCGCGGTGCTGGCGGCCGCGCTTGGGCATCGCGCGCACCTTGCGCTCGATCATGCCGAACTTGCCGTCGTTGATGTCGTCCTGCTTGAACGACTGCGTCAGGTCGAAGACCTTGACCTCGACGATGTGGCTCTGCTCGCGCGGCGTCGACTCGCGCCGGTTGCCGGTGAACTCGGCCACCGCGGGCACCTGGCCGAGCCAACGGAAGTCCTCCATCGGCTGGTCGGAATCGACCCGGGTGGCGATCCGCTCGACCCAAGCGAACTCGGAGGGCCCCTCGAGGCCTTCCTGGTACCACGCCCGGAACGACCGGGCGTTGATTATCGAAGGAAGCGCGCTCACCGCTCACCTCCGGCGTCGATCGCGTCGGTGCGGCCGGTGGCGAAGTCCGGGTCTCGCTTGTAGAGCGAGAAGAACGTCGAGAACCGGCCGCCGTACGAGCGGCGCAGCTTGTCGTCCGCGGCCATCCACTCGGCCTTGGCCTGGTCCTCGATCGTGCCCGACGCCACCGGTGCGGTCGGCGCGCGCGGCCGCGCGCCCGCGGGCTCGGTGTAGTGCGACGGGTCGGGCTCGGCCGGCAGCGGCTCGAGCGGCGCGCGCTCCTGGCGCAGCTGATCGATCTGCGCATCGTGGCGCGCGCGGAGATCGTGGTGCAGCTGCAGGGTGGCCTGTTCCAGGCTGGCGCCCTCGGCGATCAGCCGGCTCGCCAGGTCGTCCTGGTCACGCGCCGCGGCCTGCCGGATGCCGGCCTGCCGCTCGCGCTCGAGGTGCGCGCCGCGCGCCTGCAGGGCACTCGCCAGGTCGGGCGCCTGGGCGGTCAGAGATTCGATCGTCAGCCCCGACAACGTGGTCGGCTGCGGAGCGGGAGGTGGTGTCCGTTCGGTCATGTCGCCCCCTTTGGGGTGTAGGGTTGGCCGCGCCCCGCAGGGGTCGGCATCAGAAACCCGTTCGGCGGTCTCGGACCGTTCGGGAACGTCGGTGATCTGCTGGTGGCTGCTGGTCGCCGCGTCGCCCGGGGCCGGCAACAGCTGGGCCCGGCGGCGCTCGCCTTGGATGTGCCGCATGGTCTCGTCGAACGTCTTGATGCCGTCGACGAACCCGAGCCGCTCGCCCTCGCGGCCGACATGCGTACGGCCGTCGGCCACCGCGTCGAGGCGCTCGCCGGTGAGCTCGCGGTGTTTGCCGACCGCGGCGCGGAACATGCCGTAATAGGTGGTCACCGAGCGCGCGAGCTCGGCGCGGTCGTCGTCGTCGATCGGTGGCGCGCCGGCGATCTTGGCCGCGCTGGACGCGATCAGCACATCGTGCAGGCCGGTCTTCTCCTGCCATGACGAGTCGTCGAGCAGCTGGGCGACCACTCCGACCGAGCCGACCTGGCTGGCCCGGGTCAGAAACACCTGCCGCGCCATCGCGCCGAGCCAGTAGGCGGCCGAGAACATCACGCCATCGCCGAGCGCATAGACCGGTTTTTCGGCGTTGGCCGCCGCGATCTCGTCGGCGAGCTCGGGCAGGCCGCTGACCGACCCCCCCGGCGAGTCGATGTCGAGCAGGATACTATGCACGTCGCCGTCGTTCAGTGCTGTACGCAGGTCGCGCCGGATGCCCTCGACGCTGACTCCCGCCTCGCTCGAGAGACTCTCCACCTGGCTGCTGTAGCGGGCGATGATGCCACGAATCGGCACCAGCCCGACGCCGTCGATCGATTGTGGCAGCGCCCGCTTCTGCTCGACCTTGGCGTCGCGGGCGGCAACGATCTCGGCCAGGACCTTGGCCTCGAGCTGCTCGCCGCGCGCGTGTCGAATCAGGATCGCGGCGAGCTGGCCGAACACCCGCGGCTCGAGCGCCCACGGCATCGCACTGGCGTAGCGTAGGATGGCGTTCATTCCGCCAGCCCCACGGTCAGAAACCCGTTCCAGATACCGCCGCTGATCGTGGCGTACAGCGCCTCGCCGAGTGCGGTCTCGACGTAGCCGTAGGGGTTGAAGGGCCAGACCGCGTGCGGCGCCACCGCCGGGTTGAAGCTGAGCGCGCCGCCGATGGCGGTTTGGCTCTCGCCGTTGTCGCTCTCGAGAATGAGCGTCGCGCTGGTGCTGGCCGACAGCGACAGCTGCAGCAGCACGATCGAGCGATTGGCGACCGCCGCGACGATGGCGGCCGACGACGCGAACGCGCTGACGACCACGCGGGTCGGGGCGGTCCAGCGGATACGGGTGTCAGGCATGCGCGGGTTCCAAATCTGCGGCGGCCGCCGCGGCCGCCTGGTCGTCGTCGTCGGGGTCGTCAGGGACCTTGTCCGCCTGCTGTTCGGCCGGGTTGTCGGCGGGTGCGGCGAGCGTCACGGGACGCCGCACGCCTTCGCGTTCCCAGGCATTGTCGACTAGCCGGCTGGCGCCCGGCACGCCGAGCTCGGCCCGGTAATGCTTCTCGTCCTCGCGTTGCGGTGTGACCACGCCAGCGCGCACCGCGGCGCCGTACGCATCGACCGATGCCTTGACCGCGTCCGACGTTGCAGCCGGGTCGCCGCCCGGCTCCGCCGTCGACGGCTCGGTGGTCTCCTCGGCCGCGGCCCACTGTTCGCGTTCCTCGCGGATCCGCTCGGGATCACGGCCGCGCCGGCGCATCTCCTCTTGCGGCGAGGTGATGCCTTGCTCGAGCTCGAGCTTGGTCGCCGCCGCATCCTTGGTCGGATCTACCGATTTCCAGGTCGGGCCGTTCCACTGTGCGGCGTGCCAGAGCTCGGGCCGCGCAGCCAGGTCGACCCATGCTGGGAACCCACCCTTGAGGTAGATTTCCTTGAGCAGCTCGCCGCGCGCCCACGCCAGAAAGTCGGTGATCAGCAGGCCCTGCCAGCACTCGAACCCGCGCCATGCCTCGATCCCGGACCCGCGATAGCTCGAGTAGCTGATCTTGGCGAAGTTGAGCAGTAGGAACTCGTAAGGCAGCCCGACCGATGCGCCGATGCGGCGCTCGAGGTGCTCGACGAACGAAGCGAACGTCGAGGCGGGCCGCTTCGGGTCGCCGAACGTGATTTCCTCGCCGGGCTCGAGGTACTCGAAAATGCCGGGCTCCATCTCTTCGAGCCGGCGGCCGTCCGCATCCTGTTTGCCGGCGGCCGCACCGATCGCGGCCTGCACCGCGGCGGGCTTGGTGATGTAGCCGGTAAAGCAGGCCATCACCCGTTGCGCCTCGCGCTCGGCCTCGATGATGTCGGCCAGGTCCTGCAGGTCGCTCGTCGCCGGCGCCAGGGCGGGCACGCCGCGGCTCTGCGGCGTGCGCAGCCGGCGGTACACGTGGTACAGATTGCGCGAGCCGTCGCGCGCGTAGGCGGGCACCTTGCGGAACGTGAACGACCGGCGGGCGGTCCCGAACCCGACGTCGCCGGGGTGGCGATCGCGCAGCCAGTACGCCACCGGCTGTTGCTCGCGGCCGAGCTCGACGCCCATTCTGAGGTTGTCGCGGCGCAGCGTGGCGCCGGTGCCGCCGCCGATCGGGTCCTGCAGTCGATCGGCCTCGAGGGCCTGCAGCGCGAACTCGTAAGGCCGATGGCGTTGGCGCGACATCACCGGCCGCACCAGGGCCTCGCCGTCCTCGATTATCCGCCGCATCGCGAGCGCCTGGCCGGCGTAGATCCCGGTGCCGTCGGTCATCGCGTGCGGCGCCCAGCGCTGCCAGGCCTGATCGGCGAGCGCGTTCCACTCGGCGGCCTGGTCGGTGCTGATCCCGAGCGCGTCGGGGTCGACCTTGGCGTGCGGGACGAGTCCCTTGCCGACCACGTTGTCGACGATGGCCCGTACCGCGGATCCGGCGATCGGGTCGTTGCGCACCAGGTCGCGCGAGCGCTCGCGCATCTCCTCGAGCACGCCGTAGGCCAGCAGCGCGTCGGCGGTCGCGTCGCGGCCGCGGTAGCGGTTGCGCAGCCGGTTGGTTTGCCCGGCATCGTAGCCGGGCGTGAGCGCGCTCTCGCCGCCGAGCCGGTGCCGCGCTTCGGCGCGGCGCAGCGCCCAGCCGGGAAACGCCCACTCGATCGCGCGGTCGAGCGCGTTGGGGTTGCGGGCCCGCATCGCGCGCAGCTCGCGGGCATGGCGCTCGCGCACCGAGTCGGAGAACCTCAACAGGCCCCCCGTCGTGCGCTGTAGTTGCGGCGGCCGCCCGGCGTGTTGGAACCGATCAGGCGCTGCACCTCGAGGATCTCGGCGCGCAACACCGGCAGTTTCAACGCGGTGTACACCCGGCCGTCGGGCATGGTGTAGCTCTCGACGCCGCGGCTGACGATCCGGTCATAGGCCGCCTCGAGCGCAGCCAGCCGGGTCGTGAGCTCGTCGAGGGTCGCCATCTGGGCGCCACGGAATACCACGACCACCGCCGATCTTGTGGCCGCAGCCGGTTGCCCGGTAGCCGCTAGCCAGCTACGTCGTGGCTCCCTGCACGGTCCGCCACCACCGATCGCGGCCGCATGTCGGCGCCTGGCAGTAGTGCCAGCGGATCACCGCGCTGGCGATGCGCTGGGTCTTGTAGGTCCGGAGCGTGTTACCCGCACCGCACCAGGGGCAGGCGTTTCCGACCCACGTCAGGGTCGGGTGGTGGTCGTGTGGGCCCTCGGTTGCCGGGGGTGGCTCGGGGGCCGGCCTCTCGCGTGGTGGCCGGCGCTGCCACCAGCGGCCGCGGCGGCCGCGCTCGCGCCGCGCTACCACCGGCGGCGGTCCCCGCGCCCGCGGATCCAGCCGCCGCGGCCGCGGCCCGCGGTGGCGGGCCGCGGTCGGGGCGCGGGCGGCGGGCCGGCCGGGGCGCGGTGGCGAAAGAACAGCATCTCAGCCGCGGCCAGGGCGTAGCGTTCGCAGTCCCGGAAATGCGGTGAGCCGTAGCCGGGTTTCTTCCGCCAGACGTGCCGGACCTGGCCGCCGGCGCGCAGCTCGACCAGGTGCTCGGCCACCAGGTGCTGGTGGTACTCCTCGGGCAAGCCGGGGTAGTTGTGCAGCCGCGGCGGGCCGTCGTCGGGCGGCGCGATCATGTTGTTGAGCTCGCGGTGCAGATAGTCGCCGTTGAGGTGCCAGCGCTGCATTCCGCCCGGCAGGGGCTTGCCGTCGGCGCCCTTGTCGATCGTGAAGGCCTTGAAGATCGCACCGGTCGCGATCTGGTCCTCGCCCTTGATCGGCCGCGCCCGGGTCGGCTGCCGGCGGCAGAATTCGATCGTGTCTTTCGGCCGCCAGCCCGCATCGACGCATGCGAGCATGCACTCGAGCGGGTCGCCGTCGCCGTCGCGGCGTTCGAACAGCTGCCCGAAAAGCGCGGTCTCGAGGTCCCCGAACCCGTACACGATGCCGTGATCGACCAGGTAGCCGTCGGTCTTGGACCACGCCCGCAGCACGTAGTGAATCTCGGTCGAGCGGACGTCGACGCCGGCGGTGACGCACAGCGCATCGGCGGGCACCGTGCCCCGCGGGTAGCTGACTTCGAGCCGTCGCACGTCGTCGTCGTGGGTCGCGGCGACCTGGTCGTCGAACGGTTCGCCGAGATCGGAGTTGAAGAAATCGCGCAGCAGCACCGGATCCCGGCCCGCCTTGCGAAACGTGCACGCCAGCCTCGACCAGGCGCTCGTGATCAGACCGCTGACCCAAAATCCGCGGTGGCTCGGAGCCGGCAGCTCGCCGGCGAGCTCGCCGCGCTCGTCGATTTCGCAGCAGTCCGGGCACCAGATCCCGGCGTCGACCATGGCGCGGCGGTTCTGCGGCGTGTCGTCGATCTTGGCCTTGCAATGCGCGCACTCGTACCACGCCAGCGCGTGCGCCTCGATCTCGTCGGGGTCGGTACCGCTCGGCCACCGAACCCGGCTCCACTCGAGCACCTGGTGCCGGCCGCAGTCGGGGCACGGCACCCAAAACCGCTCCGAAGTGCTCTTCGCCATCTCGCGGCAAATCAGGTCCTCGGAGCGGCTCGGGGTGCTGGTGGTGGCGATCTTCCGCCGGTTTTGGTAGGCGTCGCTGCGGTGCTTGGCGAGGCTGACCGGGTCCGACTCGCGGCCAAGCTCGAGCTTGAATTTGCCGACCTCGTCGAGGATCACGTAGCAGCAGCTGATATCGGCCAGCGCGGCGGCGCTGTTGGCGCCGGTCATCCAAAGGTGCATCCGGGACAGGTCGGCCTCGTCCTTCGCCCAGCGCGAACCGAGCAGGTGCCGGCGCAGCCGCCTGGAGTCCTCGAACATTGGTCGGATCCGGCTGCGCATGCGCCGCACCGCGTACTTGTCGGCGGGCATCACCACCAGCGTCGGGCCGGGCTTGTGCTCGACCGTCCAGGCCAGCCAGACGTTGACCACGGTCGATTTGCCGCACTGCGCCGGTGCGATGATCGTGATGTGCTCGACGTCGGGGTCGGGCCAGAGGTTGAGTAGCTCGACCTGCCAGGCGTCGGGCCGGAACGGCCCGGGCCGCGGCCCGATCTTCTGACCGAGTACGATCGTCGCCGCCGACCAATCGCTGACCGGCTGCTCGCGCGGCAGGTGGAACTGTGCGCGCTCGGCCGGACGCCAGGCGCGCGGTGGTTCAGCTGTTGGCGCCGTCTTCATCCTGTTCGGGCGGCGGGTTCGGGTCGACCAGGCCGGCGCGCTGCAGCAGGCGCTTTCCGACCATCAGGGCTTGCGCGCTCACCTTGTCGATGTCCTCGTGCGTGATGAGACCGTCGGGGCCAGGGGTCAGCTTGCCGACCAGTACCGCCGCAGTCGGGGCGCTGGCCTCGACCTGCAGCATCCGCATCCGGATTTGGTGTGCCGCGGTGGCCGCTTCCGCTCGATCGGCCGCGAGCAGGGCTTGCGCGATCGGGCTCGGTGGTTGCCGTGCCTGCTTCAGTCGTCTTGTGAGCTCGTCGTCGGGAGTCATTCGGATTCGTCTTTCGTCCAGGGAGGTTGTTTGCCTTCGGCGTACTCGGTGATCAGCTCGCGCATCACGGCCCGGAACTCGCGCACGAACGCGCGGCCGGCCAGCCCCTCGAGGCGGGCACAGATCACGTCTGCGTTGTCGACCAGGTCGTGCACCAGCCAGCTGGCGCGCTGCGCTAGAAACTCGTCGACCAGCGCGGCCGGCAGCAGCTCGCCGGCGGCCTGTTTGTTCTTCAGCTCCTGCTGTTCGTTGCGCAGCCGGAGGCCTTCCAGCTTGGCCGTCGATAGGTCGCGCTCGATCGCCGCGAGCGGGTTGTCGCCGTTGTCGGTCGCTGCTGGTGTTCCGGCCTTGCGGCGGCGCCGCCGCGCGTCGCGCTGGGTCTGGTCTTTGCGCCACTCGAGGCAGGCCTGCACTTCGTAGAACCCGTCGGGCCGACGCGGCATACCCTGACTGCGGTAGTACTCCACCTGCCGCGGCCGGACGCCCATCATCGCGGCGAGCTCGGCTTGCGTGCGGACGCACCCGCGCGGGGGCTCGCCCGGCGGTGGTGTCTTCCGAGGTGCTTTCTTGCGCCTGGTTGCCATTCATGCCGGTTCGCATCGCCGCCGGGTCACGGAGGGTTTCGGCCGAGGAACCGGGCGCGCAGTAGCGCCTCTTGGGGCGTGCAGATCGGGCACAGCCGGCGGCCGGCCTTGAGATCGTGCAGGTAACGCTTGTCCTTCCGGCTCGCGCCCGGCCAGGTCCGGGCGACCGTGACCTCGATCCCCGCAGCGATCGCCGCGGCGACCAGCGGCGAGCCGCGGCCGGCGCGGTGGACCGCGAGACGCGCGTCGACACCTTGCTCGGTGAACCCGAGATAGTGCTGCGCGTGGTGGTAGGGCCGCGAGAAATGCAACAGGTAGACGTCGGTCACGGGCGGCCCCCGAGTTGACGAACCCGAGCTGACAGAGACTCGAGCAGAAGCGCGCGCGCCACCGCGCGCCGCACCAGCCGGCGCGCGATCGCGCGCGCGACGCGGTGGAGTTTCCGCCGTTCTCTCTCTGCCGTCGTCGTCACCGCCTCGAACCCTCCGGCTCCGCAATTACGAATTGTTCTGACCGCCGCGCACAAAACACCCGAGCACCGCAACCCCGATAGGTGGCTCCGGGCCGGGAAAGGACCCGCTGGCAGCGCCGGAAATAAGCCCTGTCGGGGCCAGGTTGGCCCCGGCAGGGCCCGGCTCCTGCGGGAGGGGTTCGCGGCGCGACCGTCCTGGCCCCCTTGCCGGCGGTCCTGCGGGTCATTACCAATCGCCACCATACTCCTCGCGGCTCTGGTCGGTGCGCGTCAAGACCTACACCGCTCGCCGATCAGCACCAACAGCAGAGCGTGGGGAAGGATTGGCCCGGCGCGGGCGAGAGCTCTCGGTATCAACATCTAGTCCAACCTCCGATAGAGCAGCTGCCAGATCACCACACCCGGCCAGCCGTAGACCGGGAAGATGACAACCCCAGCGAGGTCGCCGCCCTCGCGCCAGTCCGGGGTGGTGGGGCGCAGGGTCGGCGGGGTCGCCGTCGCCTGCGCGGGGCTCGCGCCGCAGAGCAGCGCGAGAAGGAGAGTCGCTAGCGCGTGTCGCATTCGGTCGTCTCACGGGTTTGGGCCGCTGCGGTGTTGCCACGGCCGGAAGGCCTCTCTACTTCAGCTCATCCGCACGCTCGAGCGCATACAGCGCGTCACGCAACAGCTCGCGCACCGGGGCGAGCGCGCCCCGGAACCTCAGATAGCCGGCGCCGTCCTCGACCAGCTGCGCCAGCGGGGTCGTCGGTCGACCGATTGAGATTCTCAGGCAGTTGGTGTCAGTCGGAAGCCGGACGATCTCGATGCCGCCGACGACGGCGCGGCCGAGCGGCGTCTCACCGTGGAGCTCGCCCGCGGCGATTCGGTTCTCACCGCGCTCCGTCAGCTCCCGCTGTTTCTTCTTGAGCTCGGCAAGCGCGTTGGGCCAATGGTCCGGTTGGTCGCGATGGGAGGCCATCAGCTGCCCCCCGTTTTGGCCCTGGCGCGCGCCATCGAATAGCCGCCACTCGCCAGGCCGAGACCGATGATCGCCTGCCCGGCGTCGGGCTTGTCCAGAAACACGAGCACGGCGCCGAGCGCCACGACGGCGACCGCCAGCCAGACCTCGGTGGTCTGATAGCCAGGCTTGACCGGCGGGGATTGCGGCGGTGCTTTGGTGAGGTCGGGAATAGGCATCGGCTCACGCTCCCGGGGTCACGAGACCAGGGGCGCCCGTGGGTCCGCCCGGGTCGCCGCCGCCACCGCCCGCGCCGGCAATGGTTCCGGTCGTGAACGGGAACGGCTCGGCGGGAGCTTGGGTCGGCCCCTCCATCTCGAGCCGGCGGGCGAGCTCGGCGAACACGGACCAATGCGGCTCGCCCGGTGCCCAGGTCCAGGCCTCGACGCCCGCCAGCACCTTTTCGATCGTTTCCTGGTCGGGAATCGGCGCCGATTCGTTCTCGAGTGCGCGCGCGCTCTCGGCCGCGAGAACTGCCGCCGGGTCGCCCCGATCGGCGAGCGAGCTCGCCAACGGTGGGTTGAGCGCGACGCCCCGGTACAGCGCCTGCAGCTCGTCGACGCTGATCTGGCCCTGCACCTCGAGCCCGAACAGCGTCTTCATCAGCTGCACCTTGAGGTCGTACAGCGGCATCAGGATCACCCACGCGTGGTTATCGAGGATGCCGTTGTCCAGCCGGTTGCTCCCGACGTGCGGGATCTGGTGCAGCGACGAAACGAACTTGAGCACCATGGCGAGCGCCAGACGGCTTTCGGCCGGCCACCGGATCGGATAGGCCCCGAACGCATACGGGTTGGGGCCGCCGTACGTGTCGCTGATCGTCCGATTCGCGCGTGTGACGATGCGCGTCGCGACGTGTGCGAACCCGTGGTCGATCGCAGTCAGGCACGTCTGCACCAGCTCGCGGGTCACCTCGGGCTGCTGCGCCCCCGGGTGTGTGCTGACGATCTGCGCGGCGCGGG